GACGTGATCTACGACGGCAACTCGGGCATCCCCGTCAACCGCATGTACTTCATCAACACGAACTACCTTGAACTGGTAGTTCATGAGGACGCGGACCTGAACATCATGGACGAGGCGCGTCCGGTGAATCAGGACGGCGCGGTGATCCCGATTCTCTGGATGGGCAACCTCACCTGCAGCAACCGCAAGCTGCAAGCCGTCATCCTTCCGTAATTGCCAAGGGCGGCGATCAAACGCCGCCCTGGCACACGAACATAAATCAGGAGAAAAGATCATGTTTGCACCAACTAATCTGGCGGGCACCACGCCCTTCAACGACTGGTTCGCAGTCGATACCACGCAGCGGCACCCGCTCGGCTACCTCGTCGATGGCGTCGATCCGTACTGGGGCTACGGCCAGTTCCGCTACGTCAAGAGCAACGACGCGATCCTCAAGGGCTCGGTCTGCCGCGTCGGACTGGCCCCGACCTTCCTTGCAACGCTGGTCCCGACGACCGTCAACCTCGCGCAGCCGCTTGGCGTCGCGATGGTGCCGATGGCCTCCGGTACGTTCGGCTGGCTTCAGGTGGTCGGCAGCGCGGTCTACGCGATGGGCGCGACTGCGGCGGCGGACGGCGCGCTTGGCATCTTCACGTCGGCTGGTTCGTTGACCGGCACGATCGTGGCGGGCCGTGGCGTGATCGGCATCCACCACCACCGCGCGCCTGCGGCCACGGTCACCGTTGCGGCGAATACCCGCAACGGCTCGAACATCATCACGACGAACGGCTATGACGGCTTCTTCCTCGGAATGACGCTGACCGGCACCGGCATCAACGGCTCCGCGACCGTCGTGGCGGGGCTCGACCCGGATGGAAGAACCATCTACACCGGCTCGGCGATTGGCACCCTCAGTGGGCGCAACTCGACCGCGACCGGCTCGATCACGCTGACCGGGACGTATACCGGCTTCGGCAACGGCTACATCCAGTACCCGACGAGCGGTTCGCAAGTCACGGTGTAATCAGGGTCTGACGACCAGCGGGGCGGTTGCGAGCCGCCCCGTTTTCACAGGAGGAAGACATGCTTGTAGGTCAAGTCTCTGAGCGCACCGATCGCCCCGCCTACGTTCGCTTCGAGCGCGTGGCGAAAGAGAACAAGGCACTGAGCCTGCAGGAAGGCAGGTTCGTCGCCACGGACGTGGACTACGCGCTAATCACGCCGCCGTACTCGAAGGACGTGATCCGACAAAAGGTGGCGTCGTGGTTCGACAACCTCGAACAGGACGTGCGCAACGACCGCATCCCCGAAGCATGGGCGAAGCTCTACAGGGACGCATACCAGGCATGGAAGAACGGCCAGGAGATCCCTCCAAACGGCAGCCCTATCAGGGGCTGGGGCGTCCTGTCGCCCGCGCAGCAGGAGAACCTTCTGCGCATCAACATCCTGACCGTCGAAGACCTGGCCGGCGTCAACGACGAAGGCTTGCGGCGCATCGGCATGGGCGCGCAGGAGCTGAAGCAGAAGGCTGTCGCGTGGCTGCGCACGCTGCACGATCGCGGCCCGCTGACGCAAGAGAACGCGGCGCTGAAGTCCGCGAACGACAACCTGCTGATGATGATCGAGACGCTGACGGAGCAGAACCGTCTGCTGCGCGGCAACGTCTTGACGCCAGTCGCCGAGGAAGCAATCTCGGCGAACGAAATCCTGGACAAGGATGAGCCTGAGACGAAGATTGCGCCGGGCAAGCGAAAGTAATTCCAGCGAGGACGACGCATGACCCTGCTTGAGTGCATCCAGAGAATGTGTCGTGCGACTGGCATCAGCGTGCCGACTGCTGCGTTTGCCAGCACGTCGGCGTCTGTGCAGCAGATTGTCGAGCTCGCCAACCAGGAAGGCCGCGCGCTCTCGCGCCGGCATGACTGGCAGGAGCTGACTTTCGAGGGGTCGTTCACCACGCTCGCCGCGGAGTCGCAGGGCACGCTGGCCTCGATCATCGGCGGCTCGCAGACATTGCGTAAAATCGTTAACGGCACGATTTGGAACCGCACGACCCAGCAGCAGATTTGCGGCCCCCTGAGCCGCAAGAACTGGCAGGGGCAGAAGGCGCTATCGCTCACGGGTCCGTACCCGCAGTACCGCGTCCGTGACAACACGTTGCGTTTCTACCCCTCGCCCCCTGCCGGCCAGTCGTGCTTCTTCGAGTACGTCTCAAACTGCTGGTGCCAAGCCATCAGCTCTGGCGCGTTTCGCATCAACGTAGCGGCCGACACCGACCAGATCCTGCTTAACGAAGAACTGTTCATGGCGGGGTTGGAGTGGCGCTGGCTGCGCAAGAAGGGCCTCAGCTATGCCGAAGAATTCGCGTCCTACGAAGAACTCGTCAAAAACGAAATAGGCAATAACGCCACAAAGGCTGTTCTGTCTATGGACGGCGTCGCGCGCGGGCCGCGCCCCGGCGTCATTGTGCCGATCGGTAGTTGGAACCTGCCGTGATGCGGCGTGCGCAGGAAGTCAAAGTTCGTCCGGGCCGGCAGAAGTCTACTTCCGTATCGCTGCCGGCGCCAATAGGCGGGCTGAACGGGCGCGACGCGCTGGCGAACATGCCGGCGACCGACGCAATCGTGCTTGAGAATTTCTTCCCTGACGGGACGGTTGTTCGTCGGCGCAGTGGCAATACCACGTTCGCGACCTTTACAGGCGACTGCCAGACCGCCATAGCTTACACCGGGCTCACTTCGACGGAGCTGTTTGTCTGCGTCAAGAATGGCAGCGACTTTCGCATTATTAATGCGACTGCTGGCGGCGCCATCTCGACGGCCGTGGTCGGCGGAAGCGGCCCTGCAATTCAGGCGCTAACTTCAACGATTTTCGACTCGGTCAACATCGGAACCACTGGCGGCCAGTTCCTGCTGATGTGCAACGGCGCAGACCCGATGCTTGAGTACGACGGCACGACGTGGTCGGCCGGTGCGATCACCGGCGTCACTGGCGGCACGAGCGCGATTAAAACGATGGCGTTGTTCCAGAGCCGCCTGTTCATGATCGCAAAGGACACGTTCGACGTTTGGTATCTTTCGGTCGGCACTAAGGCTGGCGCTGCTACCAGGCTCAACTTGGGCTCGCTGTTCGATCTCGGAGGATCGCTGGCTGCGATAATCACGCTGTCTATGGATAGCGCATCCGAGACGGCCGATCACATCGGCTTCGTTACAACCCGAGGAGAGATCGTTGTCTACAAAGGCGACGTTGCTGACGCAGCCTCTTGGACGCGAGTCGCCCTTGTCCGTCTTGGAAGGCCGATCATGTACGGCCAGCGGACGTGGGCGAAAGTTGGCGGAGAAGCTGTCATTGCGACAGTTGACGGCGTCATGCCGCTTTCGCAGTCAATCATCAAAAACACGCGAGATACCAGTATCTCGCTGTCGGACAAGATTCGCGGTACCTACGATTTCGCGATCAACACCTACGGCACGGCCTACAACACCATTGGCTTTGCGGTAATTTTCCATCCATTTGGAAGGAAGCTGCTGTTCAACGTCTATGCGGGCGTCACGGCTTACCCGCGCGAGCAGCCCGCCTACCAGTTGGTGATGAACACCGAAACGAAGGCGTGGTGCAAGTTCACAAATTGGAATGCAATCTGCTGGTTGGTGACGGGAGACTTGCTCTACTACGGCATGGCTGGGAAGTTGGTTCAGGCCGATACCGGGAATCGCGACCAAGAGGAAGCCACGGTAGATGATCGCTTCATCGTTGCCTACGCAAAGCAGGCGTTCAACTACTTCGGGTCGCGCGGCACAATCAAGCACTTCAAGGCTTTGCGCTTCAACGAGATGATGTTCCCAGGCTACCTGACGAGCATTTATCAGGGCATCAATGTGGACTTTCAGGATTTCGTTCCAACAGACTTCCTGAATCAAAGCACGCTGTCGAGCGGCGGCGTTGACTACGATACGATTATTGCCGAATGGATCGGCACGACTGGCGCAGGCTATTGCGCGGCACCGTACCTTGCGCTTCTTCCTGCGAACAATGGCCTGACGTTCGCTTGGGCATCCACCGACATAATTTTCGAGACTGGCGGAGTTCTCTGATATGCTAACCCCCCCGGTATCGCCGAAACCCTACAGCCTCACGAACGAGCAAGCGCTGATTAATCAGCGGAACCCGCAGTACATCACGGGGATGAGCCCTTACGACACGACCCCTGTCGGCAACAGCACGTACACGCAGCGCACGGACACGCAGCGCACGGACCCGACCACTGGCGCCACGATCTGGGACCAGAACATCAGCCTAGCGCCCGACCAGCAGCGGCTGCTGACCGCGCAGCAGGGGCAGGATGCATCGCTCGCCGGCACCGGCTCGGCGCTCGCGGGGCAGGTTTCCAACGCATTCGCCAGCCCGCTCGACATGAGCGCGCTGCCGTCGCTGACCTCCAGCGTGGACACCAACGGGCTGCCGTCGCTCTATGGCGCAAACGACCTCCTCGGCGCCCGTCAGCAGACGCAGGACGCGCTCTACAGGGCGCGCACTCAGTACCTCGACCCGCAGTACGCGCAGTTGGAGTCGAACTTCAACACGCGCGCCGCCAACCAGGGGCTCGTGGAAGGCTCGCAGGCATGGACGCAGGCGCGCGACCAGTTCACGCGCGAGCGCGGCTTCGACTACAGCAACGCGCAGACGCAGGCGATCACTGGCGGCATGAACGAAATGCAGGGGCTGTCCGGCATCGCCAGCGGCAACCGCTCGCAGTTGTTCGGCGAGCGCCTGACCAACGCGAACCTCGGCAACAATTCGCGCACGCAGGCGCTGTCGGAGGCGCTGACGGCTCGATCGCAGCCGCTTAACGAGTTCAACGCGCTGCGCGACGCGACGCGCGTGACCGTGCCGCAGTTCAACGGGCCGGCGAACGTCTCGGCGCAGGCTGCGGACCTCTCTGGGAACGTGAACACGAACTTCCAGAATGAGGTTGACCTCTACAACGCGCGGCAGGAGACGCAGAACGCGGAACGCTCGGGCCTCGTGAACCTGGGGACGAGCCTGCTGAACAGCCCCGCAGGACAGGGGGTCGTCAACGGCGTGGTCGGCGGCGTCCGTGATGCCTTCGGGCGGCTGATCGGCGGCGCGGGCGCGGGCGCGGGCGCGGCTGCAGGCGCGGGCGCGGGCGCGGGCGCGGGCGCGGCTGCAGGCACGGGCGCGGGCGCGGGCGCGGGCGCGGGCGCGGCTGCAGGCGCGGCGGGCGCCCCCCCGGCTGCCGCTGGGGGCCTCGGTACGCTGGGCACCATCGGTGCCGGCCTTGGCGTAGTCGCCGGCGCTGCGGGGGCCTACGAGGGCATCCGCACGGGCAATGAGGGCATGGCGGCGCTCGGCGCTGGCGTTGGCGCGGCGTCGGCCGCATCGCTGGCGGGCTACGCGGGTCTGGCGGTCCTCGGTCCGATTGGACTCGTGGCTGCGGGCGTCGCGGCCATCGGGGCTTCGCTGGTGACCACGAAGGAGTTCGGGGACAAGGCATTGAGCAACTACTGGTCCGGGATCGACTCCGGCCGGCAGATCGGCCAGTCCGACCCGGTCGAGCTCGCGCAGGGGTTCATCAACTTCTACCGGACCAACAAGAACGAGTTCCCCGGCCAAGCGGCCTACGGGCGCACCGGCAACGAGGACTTCATGTTCGATCTCACGCAGCGGGTGAACCAAGGCGTACAGAGCGGCACGGTTCCCCAAGATGCGACGCCGGAGCAGATCGTGACTTCGGTGATCCAG